TCTTAATAAAACTTTTTCCGATCTTAGATGTATTGCTCATGATATAATTAATCATGTTAATTCTATTACCAAGATCTTTTTCTTGGAATACAAGTCTTAATAGATATTGACCTCGTTCTTTTAACGAGAGTTTTTTCCAATATTCGGTGTCTATTTCAATAGTGGGAAACCCATCACCAAAATTCCAATCTGACATAGTTTACCTTATGTACCTTTACTATTAGTTAATATGGATAATCATCCGCTTGTTCTTCTTTGTGTGCTATATGCTCTGGTGCATCTGTTGTACCAGGATCAGATTCATCACCATTAGGATCTTTTATACTACTTGTCCCACCGTATAAAATAATCTGGCGTAGTTTAATTCCAACTGATGCAAGAAATAACAAAATGCCAATAGACTTTAATATATTTCTGATGACCCCGTGATTAATCGTCATTTTTATCCTCGTCATTTAACTTGTCATTAATTCCTAACAGGATTCGAGTCTTTATTACAACTGACATTACTAAACTAATAAATGAGACTAGTTTGGCAATATCAGTTAAGATAGACATGTACTTTTTCATTTTTACCTCTTATTAAAGTTATTTCATTGGAGTATCAGTAATACTACAGTCAACAATCTGCATTGGCTCAATAAATCTATGCCCATTAGCGGCATTTATTAATAAAGTCATTGATCCCTTCGCACGAGCTTCTAATATATCAGTAAATATAGTAGAAGCATCTTTATCACTTGCTAGTTCAGTACTTACCATAATTGAACTGTTCTGGTATAGAAGATTTAAATATTTCATGATAATGAATATAGCAAAAAAAGATCTGAAATGAAAAAATTAAATAGAATTAGTGACTTCTTTTATTAAATTACCAAAATCTTTATACGTAAAATTATCAGCTTCAATATGAGCGGGAGCAAAACACAACTTATCTTCAGCTATTACTTTACTATGACCCGATTGAAAATGTGATAACATAGAACTTTCATATATAGGAGTATCTAATATAGATTCATTTTTAGATGCAATTAAATCAAGTGATTCTTCAATATTAGGTTCATTTCGCCATAAATAGCTATACTCAGCAGTTCTGGTTCTAAATAGCATTGTATTATATGCTATCTGATCAGTTATTAATATATTGGGTCGCTTTTTGAATGCTTTACTTTCTCTGATTGTTGTAAAAAAAGAATCAATCTTTTCTTTCCTAGAATTTAAATCACCCCATATAAAGAAATATATGAACTCTAAATGATCGGGTAACGTATTATGCAATTCTTCAATTCTTTCAAGTAATCCATCATGCCTATCGTCAAAAAACCACCCTCCTATATATACATAAGGATCAGTATTAAAACTAACTGAATAATTATGTAGAGGATGTCTGGGGCATATAGTAGACGGCCTTTTGATCCCAAAAATATCAGCCACTTGTTTCTGGTATTTATTTATAAAAATTATGTGAGTTGCATCTGATAAATATTTAATATTATCTTTTGATAGTTTATGTACAATAAATATTTTTTTGCATCCAGTTGGAATATTATATTGTCCATATGGGTTGCCATCATAAAGATTTATTATTAAAATATCATCTTTCTTAATGTCATGTTGCTTTGGTGCAATTTTTGCATATGGAAACCATTTAAGCCATTCTAACGTGAAATTATTTGTCTTTGATGCGTATTCGTTATACACAGGATCTTTTAATACATATATATCTGACATTCATCAACCTTGATACTATTTACCAATTAATGAATTTAGCTTTTTTACCACTTTTTCGTTAGAAAAAATATTTTTTAATCCAAAATGTAAATTTGATGGGATGTCACTGAAGTCAAACCATCTATACTCAGAATGTTCATAATTCAGAGTTGGTTTTAACTCGCTATTAGTTAATCCTATGTAGCATCTATATATAAAGTGATTGTAATGTCCTATATGAACCGGTCGGGTAGATACCAATTTATAATGAGTATCTTCCATGAAACCGGCTTCTTCCAATAACTCTCGCTTAGCACATTGTATTGGAGTTTCATATTTTTCTACGGTACCACCAAAATTTGACCATACGGGATTAGCCTCGTTCCGTAAAGCGAGTAATATTTTCCCTCTTTCTGGGCACAATATTATAAAACCAGCACCAGCTTTCATTGTAAATACTCATGTGTTGTTATATATAAGATAATTTAAAAGTGTTGGAAAAGACGATAAATCTTATCCAAAAAATTCGCCAATTGTAGCGGTTATTTCAATAGGTTGCTCTAACCGCTCCCAATTTGTTATATTGTTACTATTAACCGGCTTACCACCTTTAGGTACTGCAATGGTTACATGAGGAATTTTATTGTCTGTAGGCACATCTGATTCTATTTTAACAGCCATTGCATCGGGACTTATACCAAGTTCGATTGCATTAAGCTTTACTTCAGTATCAATATGCTGGTCAATATACTTTTGTATCATATCATTTTGCTTCTTACCAAAAAGCATTGTCATATGATGGGCATAAATTCGCCAATCATCTGGTATTTTATCCTTTAATTCAGACAATAGCTTAGCTCGGCTATCTTTTGTGATAAAAGCAGCTTTATATATTGGAGTGCGTTTATTTGAATTATTCTTCTTAATTCTAGGATCATCCATTAACTTAGATACAAGCTCACGCTCTAAGTTAGGATCGGATATACTTTTATCGGGATTATTTACATGATGTACCCCCATATTCATATCCATAGAATCCAAGAAATCATTAAACCTTGTAACATGTTTAAAGCGATCATCCCACATTTCAATACCAGTGACATTTTCATATTTATCTATCAATTCATTAATAAATCGCTTTTTAAATTCCATGGTAAATTCACTTCCATCATTCACCCCATTGTCACTTGGCTTTAGTCCATATTCATCAAACACTAATCCACGAGTAGCAACAATCTTTTTTACTTGATTTAAATAATCCGTTGTTCTTCCAGTTAAAAGCACGGTAACTGAATTCGGGTCTTTCATAGAGGATTCGACTTCTCGGACAACATCTTCATTAAAATCATTTAGGTCGATATATTTATCATCCAGCGTCAGCGTATTTTGATACCAACCATAGCCATTTTGATTGAAATGAGAACGTAATTTACCAATAGTCTTTTTATCCCATAGTTCAGGATTAGGATTAGGAGAATTAAAAATAGTACCATCAAAATCAAAAATACGGATCTTTTTAGGATCAGGTGAGGTTGGCTTAACAGCTTCGAATAAAGCTAAATCATCAAAATATGTTTTCATCGGTTTTCCTTTATGAAATATCTAACTTCGTCATCTGATGGTACATTACCCTTTTCATATTCATCAAATAACCATTCATTAATTTTCTTTACAATGCGACCAAAATCAGCACCTTTTATACCACTATTCATAATAGCTTTATTGATACCTTTTTGTCTATCTACAATATCATTAAACGCCATAATATTTGAAACTATATCATCTGAATTATTAATATCAGATTTATTTAATCCTATATATACAGCCTTTAACTTACCAAAGTCCGGATTATTAACAATCTTTAATGCCAATTGCTTATCAATTTTATCTAGATTAGAATAATTATCTAAGTTAGATACAATATACGCAATTGTCTTCTTCTGCTTATTATCCAACATAAATTTAGAAGACGAACTAAATGCTTGATTTGGTGTTAAATCATTCATTACAATAGAAAAGTTAATTTCAGGTGATTGAGTATTAACGTCTTTCACCGCATTAATTTTATCATCACTTACATTTATTTCAGGTGCAATTTCATTCCATAAACCGGTATCAGATAATAATTTTAATGCATTAGCAAATTTTTCGCCACCATAGTCCATTATTTTTATTATTTCGTCTCTAATGCGCTCCATAGATGTCTCAGTGATATGGCTTTTTAAATCTTTAATTGCATCAATAACACCTTGATCTACATCAAAATTAAATCTAGCTGCAAATCTAATAGCACGTAACATTCTAAGCACGTCACCATCATCACCTTCATAAAAGCGTTGACGTGCATCACCTACAGTTCGCAATTTTTTATTTTTAATATCATCTAACCCACCATGGAAATCAATTAAGTTTCCATCATAATCAATTCCCATTGCATTCCATGTAAAATCTCTTCTTGATGTATCTTCTTCAAATGACACACCAAAGGTAACTTCATCAGGTCGTCTTTTGTCAGTGTACTTACCTTCAGTTCTAAACTGAGTTAGCTCATAGTCATTTTCTTCAAACCTGACTATTACAGTACCATGTTTTTCACCACCGCCATATTCAACGGTTTTATATCTCTTTTTTATGTCTGCAATTGGCATATTTGTACCAATATCAATATCATGGATATTGGTATCTCCCATTGCAATATCTCGCACAGCACCACCTACAATGTATGCTTCATAACCAGCGTCATTTATTTCTTTCATAAGTTTAACGCCACTCTGTACCATAGAATCGGGATAATCTGACCAGTTAATTTTTTCATTTAATGCCTTCAATGTCATTTTTTTAAAGTTTATAACTATCATTGACAAACTTTTATAAACAATATAGTAAAAAGGTGTGTATACTCACAGGAAAAATTTAATGAAGCGCATAAACATATACATCAAAGAAGAGACTGACAAGGAACTTGATTACTTATCTGAAATGTTAAATAAGTCCAAATCTGAATTATTCCGGTCAGCGGTGCATGAATATCGGAATAGGTACCACGAACAATTACAGGAGTTTGTGGAAGGTCTCGAAGATGATAAAACAGAACCAAAAGAGCTTTATAGCACTGAAGAGTTACAATTATTAGCCAAATCAGCCAGCTTCTCATATTTTTTAAATAACGTAGCTGCTATAAAAACACTTGATAATGGAATAACTAAATTTAATGCTTACGCTTTTCAACACGATTTATTAATTGATTTAGATATAAGAAAATATTTAATTATAAATCATTCCAGACAGATTGGAATGTCTACCATCTTACAGTTATATGCATTACATAAAATGCTATATAATACATCTTATGCAATAACATGGTGTTCCATTTCACAAAAAATGGCTAATGCTGCATTAGCTAATATTAAAGATATGTACGAGCTTTTACCTGAATGTTTTAAAAAAGGGAATAGGATAGTAAATTCAAATAAAGGCACAATATATTTAGAAAACGGTGCTAATATTAACACCACTTCATTTAATGCTTCTTCTACTATGAGAGGAAGATCGATAAATACTATAATTCTAGATGAATTTTCATTTGCAAAATCTAATATAGCTAAAGAATTTATGGATTCGACCTTTCCTGTTATAGCATCAGGCACAAAACCTCAGATAATAATTAACTCTGTGCCTAATGGATTTAATCATTTCTATAAATTATGTACGGATGCTAGATCTAATCATAATAACTTTTATTATATGGAATACCCATATTTTGTTATTCCTAATAGAGATAATCAATGGGTAAAGCAAACAATATCACAATTGGGACTTAAAGCATTTTTATCTGAGTTTATGTGTGAATTTATTCCGGTTGACGCATCCGAAGATTTTATGCAAAAGTACATACATATGATGCAAGAGGATATTACAAATGGCGTTTAATGGAATTACAAATTTACGTGATGCAAATGAAAGCGTAAGGGTCCTCCCATGGCAATTAAAAGAATTGGAAAAGTGCGCAAAGGACCCAATATATTTCATTCGCAATTATGTTTATATTAATACGAAAGATAAAGGCATGCAACTTTTTGGATTATATGATTTCCAAGAAGAGCTTCTCATCAAATTTAACGAAAATCGATTTAATATCGTAAAATTTCCCCGCCAATGTGGAAAATGTATTTTTCCTGATGAAATTATCTATATTATGAATGAAGATGGTGAAGAAATGAAATTCACCATTGAGGAATTCTTTAATTTATTAGGAGAACTAGATGAGTAAGTCAGAATCAATATCATGCCCATATTGTAAATATTCAACGACCTCTGATAGAAAGGGAAAGTGTTTAATGTCTCTGTTAGGCCATATTAAACGAGCACATAACATAACAGAACCAGAATTCAGAGAGACAAATAAAATAACAGTCGAATATTGGAATGATAAGAACACATATATGGCAGAAAATAGTAAAAGGCGATTAAGAGATCCAAAGGTGATAAAATCCAAAAACGAGAAATTGCGACTGAAACTAGGAGATGAAGCATTTTATGAATTGCCTGAATGTAAAATATGTGGATTTAGAGGAAAGCAATTATATAAGCATGTATTTAACATTCATGACATAACAGTAGATGAATATAAATCCAAATATGAAGGTATTACAGAAACAAAAGAATATTTGTCATATTTATCTGAAAGCAGAACAGGGGAAAACAATCCAATGTATAAAAATGGCACGAGTGAAAATTCACCATGGGCAGTCGAGTTTTATTTAAAACGGGGGTATTCCATGGAAGAATCTATTAAATTAAAACAAGAGTTTATTAATCGTGTATCAAATTCAAAGACAGTTGATTCGGAACCTACTCGTATTGAATACTATATGAAAAAACATGGTGTAGATGAAGAAGCAGCGACCGATATGTTACATAATAGACAATCTACAAATTCAGTTAAAAACATTGCTGAAAGAAATGATATATCAATAGAAGATGCAAAGATTATTAGAGATCAAATTACGAAAAAATGGTTAAATACATTAAGTAATAAATCACAAGATGAAATAAATGAAATTAATAGAAAAAAAATGTCTGGTCATAATATGGTAAGCCAAGCCGCAAATAGTTTCTTTGATTTTATTTGCGATAAATTACATATAACTAGAAGTGAAGTTAAATATGATAAAGATGAACTATTGTTAGAAAAAAATTTAGATACTATTAGTAAGTATAGAAAGTATGATTTTACTTATATTAGAACAAACAAAATAATTGAATATAATGGTGATAGATTCCATGCAAATCCTAAAATATATAATTCAACTGATATACCAATTACATGGACAACTTGTAAATCAAATAATATGTATAATCGAACAGCAAAAGAAATATGGGACTACGATGCTGACAAGATAAAGTTAGCCAATGAAAACGGATATGAAGTATTGGTTATTTGGCATTCTGATGTCAAGAAAAACATTTACCGAGAGTTGCGTAAATGTAAAGAGTTTTTAGGAATATGACACCATCATTAGAAGTAAAAAGAAAATTCATAAAATCATTGAAAGGCAAAGGATTCAAAGTAAAGACTGACACAGGCTGGTCTCCTATAAAATATTGCCATAAAACAGTGGATTATGAAGTATGGCAATTAAAAACAACTAGACACAGCATAAAATGCGCTGATACTCATATTGTATTTTACTCTAACATAAACAATGAAGTATTAGATGAAGTATATGTAAAAGATTTAGTTGCCGGTGACTTAATAGCGACTATAGATGGATATGATACAGTAGTATCAGTTACGAATCTAGGATTTGATAGTCACATGTATGACTTGGAAT